AACAGTATGGCTACATAATTTAGGCGGCGGTGCTGTCTATTTAGGCGATGCTAACGTAACTACATCTAATGGTTACAAACTAGATAACGGCGATAAAATGCAAGTGCCTGTAGGAGATCATGAAGGATTATATGGGATTGCTGCATCGGGTACGCATACGATTGCAGTATTGAAACAAGTCAATTAAGGGCATTTAGGAGTAAAACCATGAAAGAACAAGCTATAGCTGCTGGACTGTCATACCTACGCGCTGCTGTTAGCTGCGCTGCTGCCTTGTACATGTCCGGCATTACAGATTACAAGACATTAGGCAACGCATTTATTGCTGGACTACTTGGCCCTTTATTGCGCGCCATGAATCCTAGCGACAGCACTTTCGGCGTTAAGTAATGACGGCCGCCCAGTCGCTTATAGCAATAGCCATAGGATTATGTACTCTTATGGGGTTTGCGGCTGGGCTGGTTCGCCATCTAGTCAAGTATTACCTAAGCGAATTACGTCAGGATGGCAACGGTGGGCATAATCTACGCGGCCGTGTTGATCGCATCGAGGCCAAGGTCGATAGCATCTATGAAATGATGCTACAGCGTTAGGGCGTGTCGGTTATTGACCGCTGTCATACCCAGGCTTTACCCTTTATTTACACGTTAGGCAGGGCTACCTAATTCGGTGTAGCACGGCTTAACCCAAACAAGGGCGAAGTAGATGGATATAGAAAAAGTAGCAGTATTCGTAATAATGGTAAGTATTGCTTGGTTTATTGTAGGTTGGTCGGTTGGCTACAAAGAAGGCATAAAGGATGGCTACAATCGTGGCCGCGCAGCTGGTATGCGTGTAGCTAGTGATCGTGTGGTCAAATAATGGCCTTTGACCTAAATAATTATGAGGATGTGAACAGCCGCATTAAGCGGTTTAGAGAAACTCATATTTCAGGCAGGATCATTACTGAGATCGTTGAGATCAACGTAAAGGATGGTTATGTAATCATCCGTGCCAGCGTTTTCCGTGAGCATGAGGATGTAGTACCTGCAGCTGTAGATTATGCCTATGAACTGCGTACTGATCGAGGCGTAAACAGGGATTTTTGGATCGAAAACTGTAGCACCAGCGCAATCGGTCGCGCCATCGGGTTACTTATGCCAAGCGATGCACGGCCTACACGTCAAGACATGGAGAAGGTAGAACGCTTACAGGCTCAGCCTGCAGTAGAGGTTGATCTATGGGCTACTGCTACACCTGCAGTAAAGGTTGAAGGTGTTGGAAGTGTGCGCCCAGCTGCCGAAACTATTGCGGATATTAAAGCGCAATTAGGCGGCGAGATATTAGATGCAGCCCCTATCTGCTCACATGGCCGTATGGTTTACAAGGAAGGCGTAAGCCCTAAGACACAGGCAAAATACCGGGGCTATACATGTAGCAGTAAATCACGCAGCGATCAGTGCAAACCAATATGGCTATAACTGAGATGGCGCAGATAGTTCAGGTTATATTAGATCGATCGCAAGAGTTACAGGCAGCAGCTAGTGGGTTTGCCCGTAGTACAGGCGAGAAGGCTAATACGCCCGATCATGCTGGCCGATATAACACAAAAATAAACTTTCACGAGTTTGTAGCTGAGCATAGTGAAGCTGCTGGTGCGGAGATTGCAGTAGCGCAATACATGGGTATCCGTAACTTTATACCTACGGTTAACACTTTTCATGATGCACCGGACATACAGGTAGGCAATCTAGGCTTTGAAGTCAAATGGACTAAGTACATAAATGGGCACTTAATCATCCATAAGGATTACCCACGACTAAACGATGTGGCTATTTTGTGCGTAAATAAGTCACCTGTCTATCAGATTATTGGCTGGATGCCCGTGATGTGGGCTAAGCGAGCCAAGTATTACAACGCAGCTGATGGCAATTTTTGGATATCTCAGCGTGAGTTATTTGAAATGGACACATTAAGGAAGTCGATCTATGGCATTACTAAGGATTAATTGTCGGGTTTGCGCCAAGATCGGTAAAGGCATGCAAACACACAAGATTGTAGATGAATTTGTGAACCTACCGCCCAACGTAGTTTGCGTACAGTGCTTAGGCTGCGGCGTGATGGGCATTGAGATGTTACTAGACACCCAACGGGCTAAAGATGAGGATATGTTAAATGACTAATGAATTGAAGATTATGTGTAGTTGCGAGGATTACAAGGAAATGAGCCTGTCGGTTCACCTGGTTAATGGAGTAGTGCCTATCATCATAATTAAGTGTGAAAACTGTATGAGTGCTTACACAGTCATGCCTAATTCGGTGCAAAATGCCTAGCTACTTGTATCGATGCGATCAATGCGGCGCAGAACTAGAGATGAGCCACCCGGTAAATACACACGGCGATAGCAGTCCATTGTGCTGCAGCTACCCAATGATACGCGTGTTTAGCGCGCCATCGATTATATTTAAGGGAACAGGATGGGGTAAAGACAAATGACTAAGCAGCTTGGTGAGGAGTTTTACACAGTTGAGGATAACGGTGTGTATAACCATTGTTGCGACAGCATCCAGTTTAAGTACTTGTGTATAACCTGTGGAGAAAACGCAGGCTGCTATTTTTGCGATTTCAACCCTGATGAAAAGCATGGCTGCGATGAGTAGCGACACGCCCAAGACCCCGCGTAAATTGAAATGGATTTGGTGGGGCATGATACAATCTAGTCTTGTAATAGCATCTATAAACAATGCTTATGCTATTAATAATAATGATATAGAGAAAGAAAAATATAAACTCTATACACATATAAAATTAACTAACCATAGGCAATACCTATGTCTAGAGAAGCTTTGGTACTTAGAATCTAAGTGGAATCCAAGAGCTGATAACAAGCGATCTACTGCTTATGGAATACCACAGCTATTAAAGCTAAAGACTAATGATCCTTACTTACAAATAGATGCAGGGCTTAAGTACATAGCTCATAGGTATGGCACACCATGTAAGGCATTGACCTATCATTTAAAGACCGGACATTACTAATGGCTAAGCGTGGTGATCCCAGGCTGTCGGCTGGGTACAAGATGGTTAGGCTACGGGTGTTGCATCGAGATAACTACGTGTGCTTCTATTGTGGTGGTGATGCCAACCAGGTGGATCATGTAGTACCTATATCAAAGCAAGGTGATGTGATGGATATGGATAACATGGTCGCAGCTTGTAAGCGGTGCAACGTAGCCAAGGGCGATCGGTCTCAGGGCGTTTTTTTAGCCAAAGCCGCTACCCCCCCTGCCTTTTCAAATCGTACCTCCCCGATCACAGCCGTAACGGTTCAAACAGGCCCATGTTTGGGCCAACCGAGCCAAGGGCCAACAGGATGACTACTAAAGTGAAACCGATCAAACGGGGGCTAGTTGAGCCACGCCTTCACAGCCCATACTTAAAGGGTAAATCTCGCATCGATGAAGTAGCAGAGCTTGCTGAGAAAATCGGCTACCCGTTATTACCCTGGCAACGATTTGTACTAGAGGATATGTTGCGTATTGATGCAGATGGCCAATTTATCCGCAAGACCAACTTACTTTTATGCGCCCGGCAGAACGGCAAAACCCACCTAGCCCGTATGCGTATCTTGGCTGGCATGTTCTTATTTGATGAAAAGAAAATCCTAATAATGTCATCTAATCGCAGTATGGCACTTAGCACTTTTAGAGAAGTAGCCTATGCGATCGAAGGCAGCCCAGAACTAAAGAAGCAAATTAAGGCAATCCGATACGCCAATGGCACGGAGTCAATCGAGCTGCTAAATGGCGCACGGCTAGATGTTGTAGCTGCTACCCGTGATGGATCGCGTGGCCGTACAGCTGATCTGCTATTTATAGATGAAGTACGCGAGATAACCGAGGAAGGCTACGCAGCTGCGCTACCGACTACCCGCGCACGGGCTAATGCCCAGACCTTAATGTGTAGCAACTCAGGAGATGCCTTTAGCATCGTCTTAAATCAGCTGCGAGAACGCGCCCTATCTAATTCATCTAAGACTTTTGGCTATTACGAGTACAGCGCGCCACAGTTTGCCAAGATAACCGACCGAGCAGGCTGGATAGCGGCTAACCCAGCACTGGGCCACACAATTACCATGGAGTCGATTGAGGAAGCCCTTAACACGCAATCGGTTGAGCAATTTCGCACCGAAACCTTGTGCCAATGGATTGACAGCCTGCAATCACCTTGGCCTTACGGATCGATTGAGGCAACTAGCGATAGCGCACTTAAAATGTCGCCCGGGCCGCTTACAGTATTTGCCTTTGACGTATCCCCAAGCCGCCGAGATGCCAGCCTAGTTATGGGGCAACTGCTACCCGATGGCCGCGTAGGTGTTGCCGTATTGGAAACTTATAACAACCAGGTAGCCGTAGATGAGCTAAAGATTGCGGCCAGCATTAAAGGCTGGTGCGATATGTACTATCCGCGCACAGTTTGCTTTGACAAATACACCACGGCATCGATCGCCAAGCGGCTTGAACTATCTGGCGTTGCCGTGCGCGATGTATCGGGTGCTGAGTTTTATACAGCTTGTAGTGATCTCCACGATGCCCTAAGTAACGGCCGCCTAGCCCATAGCGGCCAAGAATTGCTAGTGCAGCATATGAATAACAGCGCAGCTAAAATCAATGATTCAGCCTGGCGTATTGTGCGCCGTAAATCTGCTGGCCCTGTAGATATTGCTATTGGTCTTGCTATGGTGATCCATATACTTGCCCAGCCCGTACAAGAAGCCAAGATATACGCCTAGCGACACGCCGAACACAATCGGTAATATGCTTGACAATTTGAGAAAATCCCACCTATGGGATTACTGGAAACTTTAGGCTTTAAGGGTAAGGCAGAAGTTACTGCCCAATACGCGCCTGCCATCATGGACAGTACATACGGTGCTGGCATGTATAGCTATAACAGCGGCCTATCTAACTATGGTTATGGCGTTGCGATTGATCGCAGCCTAGCTTTACAAGTACCTAGCGTTAGCCGTTGCCGCAATTTAATTGCAGGCGTTATATCAAGTATTGAACTAGGCCTATATAAAAAATCTACAGGTAAAAAATTAGAATCCCCGGTATGGCTAGATCAACCAGATATACGCCAGCCGCTTAGCGTTACGTTGGCTTACACCGTAGATGCGTTGCTATTTTACGGCGTTGGTTATTGGCGCGTTACATCACTTTACGCAGACGATGGCCGCCCATCAGGTTTTGAATTTATCCCTAATACACGCGTTACTGTAACTACAAATCAGTTTGGCGATGAGGTTGAGTATTACTCAGTTAATGGTGTTCGCGTACCTATGGGTGGTATTGGTTCGCTAGTTACATTTCAATCGTTACTGCCTGGCGTATTACAAACTGGCGGCCGCACTATTCAAGCTGCGTTAGATATTCAAAAGGCCGCAGCAGTTGCAGCAGCTACGCCAATGGCAACCACGATCTTAAAAAATACCGGTGCTGATCTACCAGAAGCACAAATTCAAGGTTTACTAGCATCTTGGAAAGCAGCTAGACAAAATCGCAGTACCGCATATTTAACTAGCACTTTAGAAGCGCAAAATATTGGCTTTAGCCCTAAAGACATGACCTATAACGAAAGTAGCCAATACCTAGCTACTGAAATAGCGCGCTTAATGAACGTACCTGCCTATTATATAAGTGCGGATATGAATAATTCCATGACCTACCAAAATATTCTAGATGGCAGAAAAGAATTTGTAGCGTATTCACTACAGCCATTTATTAGCGCCATTGAAAATCGTTTGAGCATGGATGATATAACCGCGCATGGTAATCGTGTGCGCTTTGCTGTTGATGAAACTTTCCTACGCGCAGATACTATGGCGCGACTAAATGCAATAGAGAAAATGTTAAACCTTGGTTTGATTGATGTCGCACAAGCACAATCGATGGAACAGCTAACACCTAACGGATCAGGAGATACTGCAAATGTTGCACTTAACGTTTAATAACGCGATTGAGGCGGCTGATACTGAACGCCGCATGATCTCAGGCAAGATCGCGCCATACGGAGAAGTAGGTTACACATCCGCCGGGCCTGTTGTATTTGAACGCGGATCTATTTCAATTCCAGATGTAACAAAAATTAAATTGCTAATGCAGCATGACAGCACAAAGCCAGTAGGTCGCGCTACATATTCCAGCGATGATGAAAGTGGCATGTATGCATCGTTTAAGATTTCAAGTAGCAGCCGTGGACAGGATGCGCTTGTACTAGCTCAGGAAAACCTAGTGTCTGGCTTATCCGTTGGTGTGGATGTATCCGCATCGAAGCAGATGAAAGGCTACCTGTTAGTTACCGCTGCAGTCCTGAAAGAAGTAAGCCTTGTAGAGTCGGCTGCTTTTGATTCAGCGGCCGTAACTGATATTGCAGCCGCTAAAGCTGCTTTAGAAGCAGCAAGTATGAAAAAGACAGTCATCCATACAGAGATGATTGAAACCGAAACCGAAACCGAAACCGAAAGCGAGGAGACTGTGACTACAGCCCCTATTGATACACCGGATGTACCGGCAGAAAAACCAGTCGAGGCTGCACCAGTTCAAGCAGCTCGCCAAATTATTCGCCCATCCGTATTAGACAGCCAGACAG